TTGACCTTGCCTCTAACAAGATTTTGTGTCTTCAGTCTATCCTTGAAGGCAAAGGAGTTTATCTCAAGAAGACTGGTCGCTATGTTGAACCTGCTAAAGGTTTCAACGTCATCGCTACTGCCAACACCAAGGGTAAGGGTTCTGATGACGGTAGGTTCATCGGCACTAACGTTCTCAACGAAGCATTCCTTGAGCGTTTTGCATTGACTTTCGAGCAAGAGTATCCTACTCCTGCTACTGAAACCAAGATCATGCAAAGGATTGCTGCAGCAATTGGCAAGACAGATGATGAGTTCTGCACCAACCTAGCAAACTGGGCAGACATTATCCGTAAGACTTTCAAGGATGGTGGTATTGATGAAGTGATCTCTACTCGTAGACTTGTTCACATCATCCGTGCATATGCTATCTGGGGTGATCGTATGAAGGCGATCAAAGTATGTGTCAATCGTTTCGATGACGAAACAAAGCAATCATTCATCGAACTCTATGATAAGATTGATGCTGACGTAAACACTGAGGAGGAAACTAATGACGAGGTATGATTTTCATGGTTACATCGGACGTGTGGCAATCCTCAAAGATTGTCCACACCGTTCAGGTAAGATCCTGAGTGGCGAAGGTGTCAAACTCACGATGCAAGCAATTGACGGATCGATCTTTGAATGCTATCATGATAACATTGAGTACATTTGGGGTACATGACTTTTAAATATAATGAAGACGAACTCTTGAATGAGTTACGTGATTACATCTCTGGAACCTACAATCAACACTACTCTGCTGGCAATGATGCCATCCAAACGTTAGACTTGATTGAGGCATGTGGTGACGCTGAAGCATTCTGCCGAAGCAACATTCTTAAGTACGCATCACGGTATGATAAGAAGGGCACTGCCCGCCGTGATATCGTAAAGATCCTCCACTATGGTCTCCTCCTCCTTCACTTCTCTGACAAAACTAACGTTACTGAAACCTACAATCAATGAGCAAAGTCACCCTATCTAAAAACACACTTGATGTCCTTAAGAACTTCAGCACGATTAATTCCTCCATCGTATTCCGCAAGGGGTCTACAGTCCGAACAATTTCAAATGCCGAGAACATCCTCGCAAAGTATACTGGTGAGGAACTATTTCCTACTGACTTCGCAATTTATGATCTCAGTCAGTTTCTTGGCGGTATCTCTTTGTTTAACGATCCTCAGCTCGAGTTCACCTCTAACGATTTCGTTAGCATTCGTGGGGGGCGCACTTCTGCAAAATACTATTTCTCGGATCCTGAGATTACGCTGAAGTCTGCTCCAGAAAAGAACGTTCAGTTCCCTGGTGCTGATCTCCAGTTCAATTTGACTAGCGATGATCTGACTGCACTGCAGAAAGCATCCGCAGTGTACGGTCTTCCCGACCTTACTTTCCAGTCCGAGGAAGGACTAGATACTATCAAACTTATCCTTCGTGATAAAGAAAATGATACCAGCAATACTTACGATCTCACCGTGGCAGGTTGTTCGACGGGCACCTATAGTTTGGATGTCAAAATTGACAACCTTCGTGTCCTCCCTGGGGACTACAGCATCAAAGTATCTAAGGCGCTGATCTCTGAATGGACCAGTTCCGACTATGACTTGACCTATTACATCGCACTTGAACCTTGAGTAATGAATTTTTGTGGGTGGAGAAATACCGCCCATCTATTGTTGATGATTGCATCCTCCCTGAGACCACACGAGAAGTGTTCCAGGGTTTTGTAAACCAAGGCGAACTACCTAACCTGCTCCTTACAGGAACTGCAGGTGTTGGTAAGACCACTGTCGCCAAAGCAATGTGCGAGGAGATTGGTGCCTCTTACATCGTGATCAATGGATCCGATGAGGGACGCTTCCTAGACACTGTACGCAATCGCGTACGCCAGTTTGCTACAACCATCTCTCTGACCTCTGGTGCCGCTCACAAGGTCGTTATCATCGATGAGGCAGACAACACCACTAACGACGTGCAACTGTCCCTGAGGACCGCTGTGGAGGAGTTTCATGGCAACTGTCGTTTTATCTTCACTTGTAACTTCATTAACAAGATCATTGAACCGCTGCACTCACGTTGCACGGTTGTTGACTTCAGGATCAAACCTGATCAAGCAATGAAATTGCAGGGTGAATTTTTCACTCGTCTCAAAACTATCCTAACCCATGAGAATGTTCAATTTGAAGACAAAGTTCTCGCGAAACTTGTTAAAAGGTATTATCCAGATTGGCGCCGTCTTATTAATGAGTGTCAGCGTTACGCTGCCACAGGTTCTATCAATTCCGCTATTCTCGTTGATGTTGCTGATATTAATCTCGACGATCTGTTGGGGAGTCTCAAAAGAAAGGACTTCACAACAGTAAAGAACTGGGTTGTTCAGCACATGGATAATGATCCTACGATGGTGATGCGTAAGATCTATGACAATCTTTATGGTGTATTGAAACCTGCTTCTATTCCTGAGGCAGTTCTAATCATCGCCAAATACATGAACAATATTCCTATTGTTCCTGACCAGGAAATCAACCTTCTCGCATGTCTTACTGAAGTCATGATGAGTTGTGAATTTAAGTGATATCCTTTATAAATACGTCTGTGTGGTAAACACATACACACTCTTTACACACGATTACTACTAAAATAAACATGAGCAATCCTTACGAGCTAAGGCTGGATTTGTATAATTCAGCGAAAGATTTTATTCAAACAAAATACGAAGCAGAAGTCGCTAGATATGACGCTGCAGAACGCGCTTTTCTTGAGAAGAAAGAAAGGTGGCAGATCTTAAAAGACATGGGTCAGGACCCTGGAGAGTATCCATCGGTGCATCTTCCTGTGTATCCAACATTCCCTTCCCCTTCTGATATTGCAGAATTCGCTGTACATATCAGATCTTTTGTTTCTGACAAGGGGGACGAATGAGATGACTGATGACAAATACGTTAAGTTCCATGAGAAGTGGGGTAGTATCAATCCGCTCCCAGAAAAATGGACAACTCTTATTCAAAACGGAGAACCAAATCCTTACTATTCTATCTCCACTGCAGGAAGACTTGTAACTCACCAGAGGAGAGTGCAGAGGGGAAGGGTTTTAGATCCTGACTACAAACATGTTATGTCTCCTTATATCAAATTTAATAAGGATGGATCGATTGCAAACTACTGGTATAAAATTAAAGTTCCTGGACAATCAAAACAGAAAAGGTTGTATGCACACAGGGGAGTTCTAGAATCTTTTGTAGAATTCGGTGGTGATAATATCAGTAAAGCATTTGCAGAAGCTTTGGGTGAATGTGAGTGGACTACTGAAGATGTTCCTAAACCACTACTAAAACTTTTTGGTAGGTTGCATCTATGTAATCATATTGATCATCATCCCGAAAACAATCACCTTTACAATCTTGAGTACGAAACTCATCAGGGTAATAGTGATGCAGCGATCAAGCAGTATGGTGGTGACATGAGAAACAAAGGAAAAATTATTCCTGTAAACTTTGTTCCACCTATGCCATCTAAAGAAGTAAAGGACCAGTTGCAAACATCATTACTTAATTTTATTGATTATGACACTTCTGAAATTTATAGAAAAGGATCCTCGAACAAAACTTATGGAGGAAATGTATGAGAGACTGGAGAAAGAACCTGCCCGACAATGGGCATATGTCCAAAGTCAAAACAACACCAGCAAACGTAGCGGAAGCAAATAATTCTCTGTTTCATGCTACAATGAATTTGCCAGCGGCAGCTGCCCATTGTGGCATGACGCTCAAAGAGATGAAACTCACCTTTTTTGAATACCTTAAATATCATGAGCCTGACTACCAAATCCCTGAAAACTCCTTTGAGATATCCAGGGGGCAAAAGCAGAGCAACTAGTAAACTTGCTCAGTTCATTCCTGATCTGTCTAAGTATACTGAGTTTCGTGAACCATTCTTGGGTGGTGGTTCTGTAGCATTGTATGTGTCTAAGATGTATCCACATCTTGAAGTTTGGGTCAATGACCTGTATGAACCACTTGCTACATTTTGGAAATGCTTACAAGACAACGGTGATGAAATTACGCAGCGACTTGAGTACCTTAAACAAAGGCACCCTAACCCCATGTCCGCCCGACTTCTCTTTGATGAAGCAAAGGAGTATCTTAACCTCCCTGTTGAGGAGAGAGATCCACTGCAAACCGCTATCAATTTTTATATTGTTAATAAGTGTTCTTTCAGTGGTCTCTCTTCCAATTCTTCTTTTTCAAAACAAGCAAGCGACAGTAACTTCTCAATGCGAGGGATCAAGCGTTTGCCAGAATACTCTTAACTAATTGAGAATTGGAAAATTACTAACCTATCTTATGAAGAACTCTTTACCGATAGTCGAGACATATTTACCTACCTCGACCCCCCATATGATATTAGAGATAACCTCTATGGACGGAAAGGCGATATGCACAAGTCCTTCTGTCATGATACCTTTGCTCGTGACTGTGACCGCTTTGTCGGTCCTCAACTTATATCTTACAATTCGTCTCAACTGGTCAAAGATCGTTTCAAAGACTGGCAACTCGCAGAGTTCTCACTAACTTACACGATGCGATCCGTGGGGAGTTATAATACTGATCAAGCAAAACGAAAAGAACTTGTAATTTTTAATTATGAAATGTGAAGTCAAACTATACAAAGCAGGCACTGTCTTCGTTGAAGAAGTGATTGCTCGTGATTACCAGGATGCACGTCAGGTTGCACTTGCTCGTAATCCTGGTGCGACTATTGTTGGTGTCAATGCGAAGGTCTAAACTATGGAGACTATGGGCGAAAGCTCTAGGCGAAAAGCACGGCAAAACTAATAAGGAAGCAGATCAGATTGCTACCATCAGAACCCTTATTATGTTCCAGTTGATCGTGACAAATTTTTTTATTATATCTGGAAACGTTCTATCATTTTATCGA